TCGTTTATGGAACATTATAGCGCCCATTTTCGCAAGTTTTCATCAATTTTCACCAACGGAACCCAAGTTCGCCCGAATCCACCGAGTCTTTCGTTTATGGAACATTCCGCACCCGGGCGCACCGTATTACCTCCGCACCCCGTATGCTAAACGGCAGTTGCCATACGGGGTATATACCCCGGGCCGGGTCATAAACCTCACCACCGTACTTCACAACAAAATGTTTTATTGCCGGGCTCGCCGTCGGTACCGTAACCATACACACCCGGGGCATCTCCTCCGGGCTAAAACACGGCACCATATCAACATCCGCCACCACGCCGAGGATAAATAATATGCCCTGGAGCTCATGCCATTTTGTAGGCCGGTCGTGGTCTAGTATGCTAACCACCCGCTCAAGCGTGGTGTTGGCTAACATTGCGGCGCACGCATGGCCGCACGTGTTTGAGTATTCGCCCTGCCGTACTAACCTCATGCCGCGGCACCCACCTTCCGCACCGGGTTCGCGAGTATGTTATACGCACCGGCACCCGCATCAACCTGGTCTTTGTATGTGCTATATGGAAAATATTTCATTTCATCTATTAAATCCGTGTTCCAATCGGCTATTTTCATCCTAAACGCCTCGGCGTTTACCATAACGCTCCACTCATCCGCCCGCTCCTCCTTGCTACCCACCGCGGGCACAACCCGCACCCGGTAACCGGCCAACCGCTTCACGGTGGCCTGTGCGCTCTCCTTACCCCCGCTACCCGGTTCCTGCTCTAACCCTATTATAACACGTTTACCATCCCGCTTCGCCGTCTGTTTAATTAGTTTTTCACGCTCGGCACTATCTAGTTGCTCGCGCACCACATCGAGTATCCACCACACATCTTCCGAGCCATCTTTGGGCGCGCCGGCGGGCCGCCACCGGCCCATGAGGAAACCAACGGTATAGGCACCACCCCCCGCGGTACCGGCCTTGTCCCAAAACCGGCAAAACCCGACCCATTGTTTTGAGCCGAACCCGGGTGGTGTATCCGTTTGTATGCGTTGTACCTTAAACATACCCCCACCCCGGGGCACCGGGGCCTGGCCGAATTGGCCGCTATAGCCGTATTCGCCCAACTCCTTCCGCGCTTCATCGAGCACGGCCCGTGATAACCGCACGGGGTCCATGAGCCCGTCTTTGCTATACCGGCGGCGGAGGTTTACCGGTTTAACCTTAGGGCTACGCTCGGCCGGGAGGCATATATGCCGTATATTATCCCCATGCTTGCTTAATTGGTACCCGCTGGGGTCGTTTTGGTGTAGCCGTTGCATTATTAGCCAGGTCACCGTAACCGCCTTATCAACCTTACGGCTGGGCAATACCTCGCTCATGAAGTTGTTCGCCCCTTCCAATTCCGCACCACTAATCTTCTTAGCCTGTTGGGGGTCTAGCGGGTCATCCACGAGGATGAAATGTGCATGTAGCCCGGTGGGGGACATGCCGCCCACGGTTGCCGCTAACCGCCCACCGCCCGCCGTGTTCATAAATAGGCTCTTCGTCCACTGGTCGGCACTGGGCAACATCTCCGGGAATGCCGCACGGTATAGGGGGCTATCCTCAACGAGGCGGCATTTACGGCCGAGCTCGAATGTTAGTTGCTGGGTATGGCTCGCGCATAGTACACGCATATCCGGCCGCCGGGCATGGACCCACGCCGGGGCCATGATGCTTAATATAGTGCTCTTTGTAGTACCCGGGCTAATGTTCACTATCGTATCATGCGCCTTCGGCAACCCGGCAAACACCCGCTCCGCATCCTTTTGAAATTCATCACATAAATACTCTATATGCCAACTATCTATATAGGGCTCCGGCACCACCACCGGCCAAAACTCACGGACGAAGTAGTAGAAGCGTTCATGTGTTATGCTACGTACGAGGGCAACTTCATCCGCGGTCACGGTGGGGTTCATTTAACCCTCCCATTACCGCCATTGTTACCGGTAGTAATTAGTTTCGGGGTCGTGGGGCTATTGTGTACGGGCTCCGCATCAATAACCCTTTTCGCACGCATCGCCTCCAATACCTTCCGGCGGGTACCTACATCCAAATCAAGATCCAATATGCTAACCGTATGGCGTTGTTCCACCGTACCGGTATGCTCAATTTCAATTTTTTCATTATACCCACGGTCACGGCACTTGGTTTTTACGGCGTGTATTATGGCCTGGGTATCCCCCGCGGCTACGCGGCCGATGAAGGCCTGTTCAAAGAAGTTTTCCTTATACCAATGGATTTCGTCCATAAGCTCCGCAAATAACGGGTCCCGCCTAACCCATTCCTTAAACGTACTGTAGGAGATGTTTAGTTTTTTGAGGCTCTGGCTAACGTTGAACATGCTTTGCGTGAGGGCGTAGAGGAATAGGTGTTGCCGGGCGCGTATGCCCTGGTCTACCAATAGGGCCTCAACCCGCTCAACCCCGTTCTCCAATTCATCGCACGCATTAATTTCATCCCATAGGTTGCGGAGGTGTTGTGGTAGGTGGTCATATACATACTGGTGGAATAGCGGTTTGTTACCCCCACCACGCACCGCACGGCCACGCTCTACCGCGTTCGCCAATGCGGGCCGCCTACGGCACCACTTACGGAACGTGGGTTGTGTCACCCCTATTGCGGCCGCTATACGGTGCTCCGATAACCCATCCCGGGCCAACTCATACGCCGTTACATAGAACTCCGCACTAAACTTGTTCCCCGCCATACATTTACCTCCCTTTACACGGTGGGTATTATACCACCGGGGCGGGGGTGGTGCAAGGTTTTTCTGTAACATATGGCACACGGCGTTCTATACACTAAACGGGGGGCGGGTTTGGGGTGCGTTGCGGTTATATTTACGGGTAATATATGGGTAAATTATGACACTGTATAGGGTTAAAGATAATCATAAAAAAACTTCTTTTTTTCCTTGCATCGGGGTGCTTGTTACCGTATAATACTAGTGTAATGAAAAACAAAAAACACAACACAAACAAAGAAGGGAGCCAAAAAATGAGACACATTATTGAACTTTGGACGGAAAACGGCGAAAAGGAAGTATTTGAGTACCCCACCAAAAAGGCCGCGTATGCGATGGCAAAGGAAATGAAGGCAAGTAATGAGGTTTTTACGGTTTATAGTGTAAAAGACGACGGGGAGATGGTTGAGGTTGCTGGCGACCACAATTTTTAAGGAGACCGAGATGAGTAAAATGGAAATGAACACGATTAGGCGGGTTGTGGCGGCTATGGATAGGGCGGCGGGCGAAACGTATGCCACGCCGAAAACACGGTTGGCAGAATTATCATGCGAGATTGAGGCTATGGCCATTAGCTATGACCAGGCCAAATGTGACACGGATGGCCGTGGTTATATGCCGAGTATGGACCCGGTAGTGCGCCGGGATGTGGAGTTATTGGTGGCCCTGGCGGAAGAATTGGAAAACATTGCCAATGAATAGGGCGTTACCGCCGATATTGTATGTAACCAAACTAATACCGGAGACCAAACGATGGACGCGAAAACATTATACGCAAAAATGCACGAAGATAGCGTGAATATGGATGAAGCTAATGATTGCGCGGTGCGGGCTGTTGCCGCCGCTACCGGCCGCTCGTATACGGACGCCCACACGGCCCTCAAAAAAGTGGGGCGGAAAAACCGCCGCGGGACCCAACAATGGATGACCTTTAGTGTTATTAAGAAATTCGGTTTCGTGGTGACTAAAATAAACCGGCCAAAAAAGGCCAAAACGATGAAAAGCCTGCCCGGTGCAATGAAGGCGGCGGGGTATACCGGGACCTTCCTTGTGTTTGTGCGCCGACACGTGGCGGCCTTTGTTGATGGTACGGTGGTGGATTGGAGTGCGGGACGGCACCACCGCATCCATAAAATATACGCGGTAACACCGAAGGATGTGCCGGTGGTACCCGTGGCCCCAAAACCGGCCACGGTGCCCGGTGTGCGGGCCGGTAATACACGCGCATACCTTGCGGGCCGCATTATTGCCAAATACGGCCTGGCGGCCGGTGTTACCGATGCAATGGTGGCGGAGTTGGATATAGAGTACGGGGTGCCGAATGCCGTTGAGAGTAGGGCACGCCTCAAAAACGCATGGCACGCCTTCCGGGCCTTTACCGAAGCGACAAAGTAGGAGGATACTATGGTAATTAAAAGCCGTGAAACCCTCATGGGGCGGCCGTTGGAGATTGACCTTGCGGGGCCGGAGGGGAATGCGTTTGTGTTGCTCGGGTATGCCGCACTATTGGCGCGGCGGCACGGGCGGGCGTTTGCCCCTATACGTGCCCGCATGTTAGCGGGCGATTACGAAAACCTGGTAACGGTGTTCGACGAAGAGTTTGGCGAGCATGTTACCCTTTACCGATGAGAGGAGGCCGTTATGATTACGGTATGTGATGCGGGTGTGACGTTGGAAGAATTGCGGGCGATTGAACCGGTGGCACCGGTTGGGGCCGGTAGGCGGTGGCGGGCGATCCAGCACGGCGAGCTGGTAGATACGATTAAAGATGAGGTTGCCACCCGGGGCTGGCGGGTAACCAAGGAATTGTATAGCACGGCCCGCGGGGGTGCGGACATGGCCGGGGCGTTGCTATTGGATGGGGTGCGTGGTGTACCCACCCTGCCCGGCATGGGCCTGGCCCTTGGCTTCATACATAGCAACGCACGCCGCCGGGCGCTCAAGCTAACCGTGGGGGCGAATGTTATGTGTTGCAACAACGGGCTATGCACCGGTGGCACCATCCTCAACCGGGTACACGACCACACGGTTGACCTCGTTGATGAGATTGAGGCGGCGGTGGACCGTTGCGTGGTGCAGGCGGAGGGGTTGCCGGAGGTGGTG